GTGAGTGAAAACAAGGAGCGTCTGACCTACCGGCCGGAGCCGGAGACCAGGCAGAAAATTGAGCAATGGTACGAAGCGGATAACTGCCGCAGCATGAATGAATTCATCGACAAGGCCGTCAGCTTCTACGCGGATTGGCTCGCCGCCAATAGCAACGATATGCTCCCCAGGGCGATTGCCTCCGCCATGAATGGGCGGCTCAAGATCCTGGAGAAGAATCTCTCCTCGCTGTCTTTCAAACACGCGGTGGAGCTGGACATGCTGATCGGGATCATCTCAGATACGATGCAGATTGACCGTGACGATCTGAAGCGCCGCCGTACACAGAGCGTGAAAAATGTGAGGCAGACCAATGGCCGCATCTCTCTGGAAAAGCGTGCGCAGCTGTGGGTCGAAACTACTGATTGGGATGATGACGAATGGCAAAGCTGATCCTCAAGAGTCCCTACATCAAGAGCACTGGTGGTGCGTCTGGCTACCTCAAGTACATCGCCACCCGTGAGCGCGTGGAGATCATCCCGGATGACCGTCCGCCAACACGAAAGCAGGAGCAGCTCATCAACAAACTCACGAAAGATTTTCCTGACACCAAAACGCTCTATGAGTATGAGGACTATGCTGCAAAGCCGACAAAGGCTAACGCCTCCGCGTTCATCACGCTGGCGCTGGAGTCCAACTGGGATGCGCTCCACGAGTCAGACCAGTACATGAAGTACATCGCTACCCGTCCCCGCGCGGAGCGTCTGGGTGAGCACGGTCTGTTCGGTGATGAGGATAGTGTGGTGCTGGACAAAGCCATGGAGGAGATGGAGAACTACACCGGAAATGTCTGGACCCACATCATCTCCCTCAAGCGTGAGGATGCGGCCTGTCTCGGTTTCGATAATGCCGCTGCGTGGCGTGACCTGCTCCGCGCTCACCGCAACGACATTGCCGCGGCGATGAAGATACCGCCCAACGACTTCCGCTGGTACGCCGCCTTCCATGACGAGGGCGAGCATCCCCATGTGCACATGATGGCGTGGTCTGCAAAAGCGGGACAGGCATATCTCAGCAAGGATGGTATCCGGCAAATCAAGTCCACGCTCACCAACCACATCTTCCAGAACGAGATGCTCCACCTCTATGAACAAAAGTCTATGTCCCGTGATGAGTTGGTGCATGAAGCGCGGAGGGCGATGCAGGAACTGGTGCGGACCATGAAGGAAGGGATCTGCAACCACCCCGATGCGGAACGGCTCATGCTGGAACTGGCGATGCAGCTCGATATCGTAAAAGGTAAGAAGTCCTACGGGTATCTTCCGAAGCCGCAGAAGAAACTGGTGGACAGGATCGTGGATGAGATGGAACGGCTCCCCAGCGTGAGAAAGTGCTATGAGCAATGGCAGGTTCTCCAGGGCAAGGTGGATGCGTATTACCACGGCAAAGAGCAGAAGCGCATTCCCCTGTCACAGCAGAAAGAGTTCCGGTCTATCAAGAATGCCGTCATCAAAGAAGCGGAAAACATCCGTCAGTGCAAACTGTTCTTCGAGGACAAAGGTGTGGAGCAGGAGAGCGAGCCGGAGGAATTCCGCAACGCCTCCTATAACTACTGGGATCTGCGGGATATGATTCGGGATGAAACTCTGACCATGGATGAGCGCAGCGAAGCCGTGTCCGAACTGGAAACGCTGGCCAAGACTGGTGACAAACATGCGCAGTATCTCATGGGTAAGCTGTGGCGGGACGGTCCTCTGCTCACACCGAACTCAACCAATGCCCAGAACTGGTTTCGGCAGGCAGCAGAGCAGGGACACAGCTATGCGCAGTACGCGCTCGGAAAACTGCTGCTCTCTGACGATGTGGAAGTGCGCGACCCGGAGCAGGGTATGCGCTGGCTGGAAACCGCTGCGCAAAACGGAAACTCCTACGCCGCCTACCGTTTGGGCAAGGAATACCACAGAGGGAAAAATGTGGAGCGCAGTTTCACCGCAGCGGCGAAATGGTTTGGCCGTGCGGCCCAGGACGGTAATCAGTACGCGCAATACATGCTGGGCAAGCTGTATCTCATGGGACAGGGCGTTGAGTACGACAAAAGTATGGGCATCCACTGGCTGACCAAAGCTGCGGTGCAGGGCAACGCCTACGCCAACTCGCTCCTCCGGCAGCAGAACAGCGGCAGACCTCCTAATGTGTTCCTGGGCGTCACCCGCCTGTTCCATCACATGGGCAGGATCTTTCAGGAACACTCCCTGCCGCAGTCCAATCCCGGCGGCATCCAGATCGACCGCAAGCGGTTGGAAGAACTCATGGAAAAGCGCGCCGCCCACGGTCTGAAAGGCAATGTGTACGAGGAATACAGAGGGCCGACCATGTCTATGTAGCACCGTCATATTTTGGGGCGCTGTAATCAATAGAAATATTTTTGGAGCAACCCCAAAATCATCAGCATTGTTGGTTTCGTAGAACTTTCTGTATCCGCACTTCTTTCATTGGCTATTCATCTGATCTTCCGGTATTGTGTGTTTGCAAAAACACACGAAATGGAGGAAGCGATTATGACGAACCAACTTCCAGTGAATCAGTGCCGGTTCTGTGGCGGCAGAGATATCCGGATTGGCTGGCAGAGCGACGCGCTGGTGACCTTCAAGAGAAACGGCCTGCTGGGTAACCGCATCAAGTTCCTGATCTGCGGAAACTGCGGAGCGATCCTGTACCAGTGTGTAGCGGAGCCGCACCGCTTCCCACAGGCGAGGTGAACAGTATGTACGATTACATGAAAGCACTGCAAAGGCAGTTCGAAACTGACTGCCAGTCAATTCAGGACCTGAACGACGAAGTCAACCGCACCCACAGAGAACTCTCCTCCCGGCTGGCGAAGGAGGACCGGAAACTCCTGCTGCGGCTGGTGGATCTGGAGGACAACCTGCAAAGCGTCGCAACCCTCCACAGCTTCGTCTGCGGCTACCGACTCGCCTGCGGTATCCACAGGGAAATCGCATCGGAACCGATGTACTCCTTCGCCAAAGAGGAAGAAGAACGAGCCTGCCGCAGAGCGCAGAACCAGAACGAGAACAACACAACCAATGAAGAATAATTCCCACTCAGGAGGTGAAAACAATGGCAAAACGAAGGCCGTCCGGTGACGGTATGGTACGCAAGCGGGAGGACGGTCGATGGGAAGGCCGCATCGTAGTGGGCCACAAGGACAACGGCGACTCCATCTTCCGCTACATCTCAGCGCCCACGCAAAAGGAACTGTCCGCCAGGCTGCGGCAGCTCGCCGAAACCTACAAAGGTGTTGACCTGACAGAAGAAAGCAATATGTCCCTCTCTGTCTGGCTGGACAAATGGCTGGTCGAGTACATGGCCGCCACGCTCCGCCCCTCCACCCTGAACGGCTACCGCCGCTCTCTGGAGCTTCACGTCAAGCCTCATCTTGGAGCCAAACCCCTTGCGAAAATCACTGCCGCGGACCTGCGGTCGCTCTACCGCACCTTGCAGGAAACCGGGCGGGTACATCCCAGAGATGGACAAGCCCCCGGCCTTTCCGCCAGAACGGTCCACGGCATCCACACCACCCTGCACCACGCTCTGAAAACGGCGATGGAGCAGGACCTCATCCCCAGCAATCCTGCAGCAGAAGTTGACCCGCCCAAATTTATTGGTGCTCCGATGAAAGTCCTGACCGAATCACAACTGGATGCATTCATGAAAGCCATCGAAAAGGATGCGTTCTGGCACGATTTCTTCTATACCGCGGTGACTACCGGTTTACGCCGGGGCGAGATTTGCTCGCTGCGATGGGAAGATTTTGATACGAAACAGGGCGCGCTCCATGTACGGCGCACCCTCCACAAAGAAAAGGGCATGCCATACACCACAGGTGACACCAAAACTTATGCGGGAACACGAAAGCTCGTCCTGCCGCCCAGCACGGCGCAGATCCTGCGGGAGCGAAAGAAAACGGCACTGACTGAATGGATATTCCCCAATCCCTTTGATCCGGAGCAGCCTACTGCCCCCAGTACCGCATACAACCGTCTGAAAGCGCTGCTAAAAGAAGCGGGACTGCCCGACATCAGATTTCATGATATCCGGCACACCTTCGCCACCCATGCCCTGTCCTCCGGTGTGGATGCCAAAACACTGGCAGGTATCCTTGGCCACACAAAAGCCAGCTTCACTCTCGACACCTATACGCACACCACCGGCGATATGCAGAAACGAGCCGCCGAAATCGTTGGTGGCTTCCTGACTGACTACCTTGGAGAGGAGATGAAACCTTGGCAAAGCAGCGAAAGCACGGCACAGGCGGCATCCATCTAAGAAGCGATGGCCGCTGGGAGGGCCGAATGGTCATCGGCTACGATGATAAGGGGCTTCCCAAAACCAAAAATGTGCTGGCAAAAACGAAGGCCGAATGCGAGAAAAAACTCAAAAATCTGATCATCGCACAAAAAGGATCTGAGCCGCAACCACCCCAGCAAACCATGACGGTCACCCAATGGCTGGACTTCTGGTATCAGACCTATAAAAAGCCAAACCTACGCCCAAACACTCAGATGTCCTATGAACGGAGGATCTATCAGCACATCATCCCCAACTTGGGTTCCATTCCACTTAATAAACTCACCACAAGCGATATCCAACAATTCTATACTGGACTCAAGCAAAATGGTCGCCTGCTCCGCCAGGAGCAGTACGGCGAAGGACTTTCCGACCAAACCGTCCGTGGCATCCATACCACATTCCACGCGGCACTGGACAAGGCAGTCTCCGAGAAGATCATCCCCAAAAATCCCTCTGACTTCTGCCGCCTCCCCTCCGCCAAGGCCAGAGAGATGCAGGTGCTGACCCCGGAGGAGATCCAGCGGCTGCTCATCCAGGCCAAAGAGGACGGATGCTTCGAACTGCTCCTGCTGGAGCTGTCCACTGGCCTGCGCCGTGGTGAGATCTGCGCACTCCAATGGGACGATCTGAACTTCAATACCGGAGAGCTTCAGGTAAAGCGGCAAGTCCATCGAGTCAAAGGTGAACTGGTGGTGTCCGAACCGAAAACGAAGGCATCCAACCGAAGCGTCATCCTCCCCGCCCCTGTTCTGACGGTGCTGAAGGACTACAAGAACAGCACAAACTCCGCATGGCTGTTTCCCTCACCATTGAACGACGACTCACCCAGAGATCCCACCGCTGTCCGCAAACGGCTGACCACCATACTGGAACGGGCAAACTGCAAACACATCAGATTTCACGATCTGCGGCACACCTTCGCAACCACATCTCTGGAACACGGCATGGACATCAAGACTCTCTCCACCATCATCGGCCATGTTTCCACCTCAACAACACTCAATGTCTACGCCCATGTCACCGATGAGATGCGGAAAACCGCAGCGGCGAAAATCGACCGAGGGATCGCTAAATCGGAAACCACTCAGGATATAGATACGGCTCCGAGGAAGCCTACCCCCTCCACCTTCCAGCCCTACAAGGGTCAGCGCCGCAAACCCGGCACCGGGTGCATCAGCCAGATCAACGAAAACCTCTGGGAAGGTCGGTACTCTCCCAGGCTCCCCAACGGCGGTCGCCTCGCCCGGAATGTCTACGCACACAGCGAGGAAGAATGTGAACAGAAGCTGACAGAACTGATCGTCCAGATGAAAAAGGAGATCGCCGCCCAGCGGCAGCAGCTCCAAACTCCGGCATGAACCACACAAAAAAGATAAGCGGTGTTCCCGACAAGGCATCGGGAACACCGCTTCGTTCTGTCTGTGGTATTGTATGTGGTCAGCGAAAATACGCAAAATTGTATTAACCAGAAAAGTTGCAAAAAGCAAAAGAAAACACCCAAAATCCGAAGATTTTAGGTGTTATTCTGGAGCTGCTGGGCGGATTCGAACCGCCGACCTCATCCTTACCAAAACGCATTAAAATGATTTTGCTTGATGTTGGTTATTGTGCCATATCGTTTGGAATGTGGCGCAGTATCAAGAATTCTGGCGAGCGAATGACGCAAATTGTTGTGTCTTGCTTTTCCTTACTTCTTTCGCATTTTTTGTCCCGGTATGGGTTTTGTATGGGTTTCTGGCTACACCCTCACAGCGCAGCGGAATCAATGTTGCTGATCGCGTCCTCGATGTTGCTGGCGGCGTCCTCCATGTAGCTGATTGCGGCGTCGGCCTGCTCGGCGCGCTCGCTGTATTGCAGGCTCTCCGGCATATTGTCGAGGGCGTCCTGTTCCTCGCTCTGGATATCTTCAAGATCGCCCTTCAGCTCCTCCAGCTTCTCGCTGATGGCCTGCAAAGACTTTCTGCGTTGATTATTCATGTTGTATCCTTTCCTCCCGTCATGCCGATAGATCAGCGTGTGAAATTACCAAACGTTTGGGAGTTTGAATTTTTCCCGACGTATGGAAAAGAGGGGCCGTAGCCCCTCCCTGTGGTTTGTTGACTTAGGCCAGCACAAAGCGTCTGCTGGTCGTGCTCTTGCTGAACCGCTCCGCGATATCCGGCAGCGCCTTCTTCAGCGCGGCGGAGTCGAGGCGGGAGGACGTGACAGGCTTCCATGTGATCTTATAATCGGCTCCGGTCAGCTCGTCCGCGCCGGTGGCGTCCATATGTGCCTTGATCGCGTCGGTGATGGCGTCGATCTCTCCCTGCAGCTCCTCGGCCATGCGGCGCAGTTCCCGCAGATCGTTGACCTTGCTCTGGATCTCAATGTTGCTCATTTGGCAGCTCCTTTCAAAATCGGGGCGGTTCGCCCGCGTCGTTTTCCTGTTGCTTTTTCAGTGGGGAGCCGGTATAATGAGCCTACCGGCTCCCGCTGTGGCTGTTGGCCTATCTAGGCCATGCGGCGGTCAGGGCCGCGCGGAGTGTGGCGTATTCCGTGCCCCGGAAGTACCACTTGCCTTTGTGGTATCTCATGCGTTCACCTCCATTCTGCCGTCTCGGTCTCGACCACCGAGGCGGCGGTTTTCTTTTGGGCGGCGGGTGGTTCTGAGTTAATCTAGCTCTCCGGCGTTTCAATCTCACTTCTCCGTATCCCGCACTTGTGAAGCATTGTTTTGCCTCGCCCGTATCTTCTGGAGTTCACCGCGGGAGGGGATCGAGACTCTTGCTGGAAGCAGCTGCCAGCCTCACCCGTATACCGGCCTCCCGTTCGCCGCCCGTATTGTCCGCGGCTCGGTGTTCCCTTTCGATGTTTTAAGTATAGCCTATTTCTAGGCTATTGTCTATTGACATTATAGCCAATGTTTAGGCTATTTTATTGTGCAGTTTTAGCCTTGATTTAGGCTATATAAAAAGGTACAATGTGGACATGCTGGGGGGAGACCATCAAAAGAAATTGCCCCGCATGAAGGGAGAGCTACACATGCCGATTGATTACAGCCGATTGAGCGACGTCTTGAAGGCCAACAACACCACGCTTTACAAGCTGAACGCCGAGAAGGTTATCGGGAACGCAACGCGCCAAAAGCTGCTGGGGCAGCTCACGGGCGGCATAGATTCCCGCACGATCGAGGCGCTATGCAAGCGGCTCAACTGCCAGCCGGGAGACTTCATGACCTATATTCCCGACCATCAAGAGGATGCCTGACGGCCTCACAGCGCACGCAGGACGCGCCCGGCCATCCCGGAGGTCAACTTACCCGCCGAGGAGCAGCACGACCGCACAGCGCCGCGCGGAGGCGGTGAGAGCGGGCAAAAAAGGGAAATTGCTTCATCGAGATTTCGACGGCGGGAGGTGGCAGCATGGCCAAACAAACGGTGGAGGAGACGCCCAGGATAGACGCACGGGCGGTATGGCGCTTCGTCGGCTCCCGTCCTTTTTACCTTTGGGGTCGTATCGCCATCGTGGAGCATTGGGCCGGAGCTATGACCTGCCGCCTGATCGTCGAGGGCAGCACGGGCGGCGTCTATGAGCTGACGCGCTTGGAAACGGGCCGAGGCAAGGGAATGATATTCTTTCGCTGCCCTTCATGCGGCAAACGCGCCCGCCACATATATGCGGTCGATGGCCGAAAGATCAGCTGCCGGGCGTGCTCCGGCTTGGCCTACGCCTCGCAGCAGACGCGCCAGCGCCGCGGGTGTATTCCGTGGCTGAGCAGCAGGCCGCCTTACGGCGTGATCTATGAGCGCATCCTATGACGGACAGCAGGAAAGCCGGGGGAAGATCCTCCGGCTCTCTTTTTGCCTCGCGCGCACGCACCCCCGCGCGCGTGTATCGTGTCGAAAAACTCTGGCGCCAGCTGCCTCGCGTGCGCGCACGTCACGCGCGAGAATCTGTACTTTTCTGTATCTGCCTCCCCGCGGCGGCGTCCTTGCCTCGCGTGTGCGCGCGCACGTCGCGCGCGAAAACCTTGACATTTCTTAACATTTGCCCTACGCAAAAGCCGGCAGACGGGTATCGAGGCGGGTCTTGCGCTTCGCCCTCGTCCGGGAATATGTACCCTTGTCCCAGCTCTCATAAAAGCGCCGCCGCGCGCGGCACAGTGTGTTTTCGGAGACAAAATACTGCTGTGAGATCACAACCATGCTCCGCCGGGTACACATCACTTCCCGCAGCGCGGCGCTGTATTCGCCTCCGCACTCGTCACAGAGGAGGTCGATCTTCTGCTGTATCCATTCCGGCTGTTCTCTGTAGGTCAGGCAGGTAAAGCGGATCAGCCCCTGCTTCTCCTCCGTCAGCGCAACACTCCTCAACTTCCTAAAGGCCATAGCTGATACTCCTTTCCACATTCGAGGTCGTTTCTTCCGGTGTCTGGGCAGAAGAAAAGGCACAGGAAGCAGCTGCCTAAGCAAACCGTTTTCCTATGCCGTATCGGCTAACCCCGGTGGGAGGGGCAGTACTCAACCTGTGCCTTATTCTCTTTGGGGATATTGTAGCGCCTGCCGTGCGGAAAATCAAGGGCAGGACGCCGGACAGATGGCGCATGGTTTCCCATCGTCGCTGGAACGCGGCCCATGCCGGCAGAGATCGCACGGCGAGAGCGGGAGACCGTCGCCCGGCGGGATCTGAAGGTATTGCTGCCGCCGCGGTGGGTGCGCGTCGCCGGCCCGCAGCTTCGCGCCGGGATGCCGCCGCCGTAGGATGGCGATATCTGCCGCGGCCTCGCCCTGTTCCTCCGGCAAGTAGGTGATCCTGATCTTCATCCGGCCTCCTTCGGACAGGCCGTCACCGTCACGCCCGGCGGTACGACCGCACGCACCGCCCGCACAAAATCCGCTTCACGGGAGCAGGCGTCGGACAGATGCATGAGGTAGACCGCCCGCAGCGCTGCCATGTCGAGCTTGGAGAGCCATGCACAGGCCCGTCCGATGCTCATATGCGCGTTGCTGATTCTGTGGCGTACCTTTTCCGGCATTCGTTCGGCGCGGGCAAGGATCTCCTCGTCATAGTTGCACTCGACCGCGACAATTCCGACGCCCGGGAAGCGGTAGCCAAGGTTTACCGTGTCCGTGGCGAATACCAGCTTTTCCCCGTCCGTCGCGCTGCGGATCAGAAAGCCCAGCGGCTCCGCTGCGTCATGGAAGGTCGGGAAAGGGAGCACATCATAGCTCCCGATCCTGACCTGCTCCCGATCTTCCAGCAGTTCAATGAGGCCGCAGCCAAGCGCGTCAGCTGTCCCCTCGCTCGCGTAGACTGGCACGCCGTTCTGTATCAGCTGCGCATAACATCCGGCGTGGTCGCTGTGCTCATGGGAGATCAGGCAGCCTGCAAGGCCCGCCGTGTTGTAGTTCGTCAACTTCTGGAGCTTTTTATAGCTCACGCCGCATTCAAGCAGCAGGCGCGTTCTGCCGTCGTCCACGATATAAGCGTTACCGTGGCTGGAGCTTGCAAGGGGAATGAAATTCAAAACGGCACCTTCTTCCCGCCGATCGGCTCCGGCGCTTCCGTGGCCGCCGCGCTCTCGCTGCTGGCCGTGTTCTGCGCCGCGTCTTTGAAGTCTACGCTGTCCGTCGGCGTGTGGTCTTTCTGATACTGCGTGGATTTCTTGATCCTCTCCTGCGCCCACTCCGGGAGCGTCTGAAAAACGGCGTCATCCCATTGCGTCATATCCCACCGAATGAACGGCGACGCGGCAACGGGGGCCTGAACGCCTCGGGGCAGGGGCATGAGGTTGTCGATGTTGGCATACTCGCCGGATTCGCTCAATACCACGTTGAGCTGGCACGCCTTCCCGATCTGGTCAAATAGATCCAGCTCTCCAAATTCCTCGTCGGTGTACTGGCGGCTGTTCCAGCTGGAGAGAAACGCCCGCAGCTTGGACTTCTTGGAGGTCGAGATCGCAAAATCCTTTGAGAGCTGGCGCGGCTTCTGTTCACCGTCCACCTCCACCGTCTCGCCCGTCAGCTCCCAGACGATCCTCACGTCGTTGCTGTACTTCTTGAAGGTCTCGCTGTACTGTTCGCCCAGGTCGATCACGCCGACGCACATGGCGATATATACGCCCGGCGTCACCGGCGGGATCTTCGGCCTTGCTCTGTCTTTGATTTTCATAATTCGCACCTCAATTCTTTGTCGCCGGCCGACACGATCAGCCGGATAACCTGTGTGTCAATGGGAAGCAGCTGCGTCACGCTCTCCGCGTTGTCGAGGAACAGCGGCACGCGAATCCCGTAGTGCTGCGAGAGGACGTCGATCACGTCAATGCCGACATTGAAGCATGCGGCGTTGTTCAGCCCCTTGCCGTAGGGTACGCCGTCCACCAGCACGTCGCAGCAGTCCGCGAGACCGCCGTTGACCTGTTCCTCAAAGAGCCGGAAACGGGCAAGGCGAAATCTGCCGTTGATGCTCTGCTCGATGTACTGCACCTTGAAGCGGGTGAACTCCTCGCAAAGGGCAAGCTGCCGGTCAAGCGCCTCAATATCCTGCGCACAGCTCCGGGCCTCCTGCCGCAGCTCCTCCGCCCGCTGTTGCGCGATCTTCATACAGGCTTCCAGCGCAAGCGTTTTCCCGCATTCATTGATACTCTCGCGCAGCTCCGAAACCTTTTCCGAAACCTCCTCACGGATGGCGGCACTCTCGCCTTGCAGCCGTTCGACCTCCGCTTCCAGCGCCACGATGTGGTTCTCCGCCTCCCTCACGCGCTCCGCGTGTCCGGGCAAGTCGCTGATCTCCGGCGCCGTGGGCGGCGCGTAATCCCGCAGCTGCTTCGTCAGGCGCTCAGCGTCAAGCTGTGCCGCCGCCGTTTCGCCCTCATAGGCGTCAAGGCGTCCCTCCGCCGCCGTCAGGGCCTCTTTTTCGCGCTGTGCCGCCGCGACGATATCAGACAGGCGTTTACCCTTGCTCGCCTCGAATCGTGCCTGTGCGTCGCGCAGCGCGTCCGCAGGGAGCGCCTGTTTGCAGGTGGGGCAGGTTGAAGCGGTAAAGGCCTCGGCATCCGTTGCTGTCCATTCCTCCCGATAGGCCGCGATCTGCTCCTGTATGGCCGCGATCTGCTTCTGCTCCTCGCCCGCAAGGGCGCGGTTCCGATCCGCACGGGCCTGCGCCGCCGAAAGCTCGCTGCGGAGCATGGGACGCTTGTCCTCGATCTGCGCAAGCTGAATCTGCCGGTGACAATCGTTCTCGTTCTGATATCCCCGCAAATTGTTCCGAGCCGCGGTCAGCTCGTTGCGCTTGCTGTCCAGCAGCGTCCCGTGCTCCAGCTTCAGCAGCTCCAGAGATAGCTGATCGAGGCGGGCGGTTGCCTCCTCTTTTTCCCGCCGAACCGCGTCATAGTCGCAATCACTCAGGTTTTGAACGATGTGTTGCTGCTCTTCGAGCCGGGCGGGAATAGCGTCGCGCTTGTTGTTCAGCGTCTTGCGCTGTGTGAGCAGCTTCTTCTTATAGCTGTCGAGGTCAAGCCCTCCGAGCGCAGCACGCAGCGGCGCGAACTGCTCATTGTCCGCGAGGATCGCGGCATCGTCCGGCACGTCGCAGACGTCCAACAGCGCGGTGCGGCGGTTTTTCCAGTTGAGGCTGCCACAGAAGTATGTAACGTCCGTGAGGATGCGAAACAGATCCTCCTGCACCAGCTCCCCGGCCCGTTGCTCAAATTCGTACTTCTTGGAGGGTACGCCGTCCACAAAGTACTCGCTGGCATGGCCGTCAAAGCTCGCCTCGGAACTCCCGCGCTTGGCGCTCCACTTCTCAAAGTATGTCTTGCGGAGGCTCAAAGGCTGACCGTCCACGTCAAGAATGGCCTCGACAGAGGTGATGGCGGCATGGTCGCGCACCTGCCCGGCGTTGTCCACCGGCTTGATCTCGAAGTCGCTGCGGCCCTTGCTGTCCTTGCCGAACAGGAGCCAGGTCAAACCGTCGTAGAGCGTCGTCTTGCCGGCGGCATTGTCACCGTATATTGCGGCGCTGCGCCCGCCGAAGTCAAAGGCGGTATGCCGGCAGCCCTTGAAGTTGTCCAGCGTGAGCGTCAGTAAACGAATGTTTTTCATTGCATTTCCTTCCCCCACGGGGTATAATGCCCGTGGATCATCTGATGGTCTTGGGTGATCTTTTCGAGCTGTACGGTGTTCGCGCGCCGTGCGGCTCATTTCTTTGTGTCTGTGGTCGGCGGCAGCAGACGGGTATGCCAGACGTCGGCGCCGTTGATCTTCCGCTGAAGGTGCCTGATCCTGCCCTCGTCTTTGAGTGTGCGCTTGGCCCACTTGATAGCGGCAAAGCTGTAATCCTGCGCCCGCGCCGCCGCGTCGAGCATGTGCATCGGCATGACGCCTCCGGCCTCGATCAGCTCCCGCAGGATGAACGCCTTGCACTCGTCCAGCTTGGGCGGCATGGAGGGCCGGGAAACCCGCCGAGCAGCTGCGTCCGTCGAGGGAGCACCGACACCACCGGCAGGAGGAGCAGCGCCGCCGATACCGGCCCCATTGTTCACCACCACACGCCCGGCGGGCGGGACGGCGGCAACTGTCTTGCTGGCGGCGCGCTCCCGGATAGTGTTCACAACTCTCGCCGCCTGCGTGCGCGCTCCTCGCGGACGCCTGTTGCCTTGCCGAGCGCAAAACCAATACAGGCCATAAGAAGAGCTCTGCCGTCTCCGCCCTCCTTTGCCGTTTCCTCGCGCAGCACAACAGAGGCGGCCTGATAGGGGTTATCCTGCGGGTTTGTAATCGGTGACAGGTCAGCGTGTCCTGCGATCCTGCGCAGCTCCGTTTCGGTAAATGGCTTCATGTGCTTTCCTCCTGCGCTTGTTTGCGGTTTGCGTCGTACAGCTGGCCGACGTTCTCCCTCATGGCCTCAAGCGTGCGGTCGAGATCGCGGGTGATGACCTGAAGGGTATTCCAGTAATCCCGGAAGCTGAACGCAAAGCAAAGAGCTTTCTGCTCGTCTGTGGGTTCCGTCAGGTGGCAGCCGTTTCGATCCAGCGTGATACTCAGGGAGTGCAGCGCGGAAAGCGCCTCGCCCTGATAGGCAAGCTCCCGCTCCATGTCCGAGGCAATGTCAAAGGCGGTTTTCATGCTGTCACCTCCGCCGCTCGCTCAATCATGTGCGCAAGAGTCAGTTGAACCCTCACCAAATTTCCATTGACGATGGATAGCGAACGCTTGACATGATCCCGTGCCGCATCCTCGGCACATTGCGAAATGGCAAGCGCGTCGTCGATGGCGTCTTTCATTTCCTGCAATTCTTCCACGTTCACACTCATTTCGCCGCCTCCTGTTCCGCCGCATCTTCAGCCTGCTCCGTCAAATCAGGGGTGCTCTTTTCATTCGCGTGCCGCTGCTGCCACTCCATCCCGCGTACAAACGCATAAGCATAAAGATCATGGCAAACGTCATGGATAAATGCTTCCACATTGCCTTGCTTTAGGTAATGGCCATACTCCCGGATGAAATAGTTCTGTCCTTCATAGCTCATATCGCGGGCATAGCGCGCGCTCTCCATGATTTTCAAGGCTCGGGGCAAGCCCTTCGCAAAGCGATTCGCAAGGTGGTCGTAGTAGCGGGGAATCGAGGTCATTCTCCCACTTAAATCCGCGGGAACTCTATTGGAGGCGCAACGCCCTGCAACTATTTTCCGGCCATCCTCGAAAGAGAACACCTGACACATACTCATGACCGGGCCTCCTTCTGCGCTTCCTCCAGCATCCGGCGCAGCTCGCCGGTCAGTCCGTCCAGATGGTCATAGGCAGCGTAGACCGCAGGCGCATAGTCCATCGCGCTGGATCCGCTGCTGCTCATACCGGTGAAAATTGCCTGGACAACTTCAACAGCAGATTCCAAACGATATGTCAGGCGCTCGATCTCGTCAGGGAATATGTACTTCATGCTTGAAAACCTCCTCATAGTCTGATATACTGGGAGGCGAAACAGGGGCTTGCATTTCCCGTTTCGCTTCCGCCGTCTGGACGCGCCAACGTCCGGGCGGCTTTTCTTGTCCTCAAATTTCGATACGTATCGGAATTTCCGCGCATCGGTTTTCCATACGTTGGGAACTTTGCCGCGGCCTCCCGGCAATCCTCGCAGACCTCGCCGGGATCAAGGTTTGCCCCGCAGTCGGGACAGGTACGATAGTACGCCACGCTCTCACCTCCCGTCCGAGAGTTCCGGGGCGAAATGCTGCGTCAGGGCCTCGACGGTCTTTTTAACATCTGCGGGCAGCTTTGCCGCCTCGCGCTCTCGCGCCTGCACGGTGCGAAATGCCCGCTGCACATTCGAGGCGACAACGGTTTGCAGCTCGTCCGTGTCGATCATGGCCCAATCCCTGAGTTGACTAGGACTCCCGACGAGCTTCTGGAGCACCGGTGGCAGCTTCTCGAACTCCTCCTTGCTCCCATAAATCCCGTTCGATATTGCCTTGCGAATCCTGCCCCATGCCTCGGCCTCGTCCATCTCGTCTGTCGCGGTCAGCTTCCGCAGCTGCTCCTTGATCGTTCCGATGTTCGGCGCGTGCTCGCGGTCCCCAGCTACAATGATCGCCTTGACCGCGGCGCCGACAAGCCGAGCATCATCGTCTGCAAACATCTCTGCCCACAGGTTAAGCATATCGGCCATCTCGGCTGTGCTCATGTCTTTGAAGCTGTGCCGGTATTCCGTCTTTAGCACCTTCAAGATCATCGCTGTATCTTCTCTTGTCATTCCTCACCTCACACCAAGTCCATAAAGTCTGTGCTTTCTCTTTTGGGAATTTCATCATTCCATCGCTCCTGATTGAGCCATGTTGCCGGATACGGTATGTACTGCCCGCTATCCCTTGTCCACTGCTTTGATTGCTTGTGCGCTTCAAGTGCCGGCAGGATAAGAGGGTAAACGCTCGGATTGATTTTCTTGAACGCTTCAGCTGCCTTTTTCTTTCCCGCTTTGCGAGGGTAGGCGAGCCAAAACGCTTCAAAAGCGGCCTGCTTGTCTACACCTGCCTTCTCGTTCGGTGCGCTCTCGTATATACTACCCTCTACTAACCTATCCTTACCTAACCTATACTGGGTTTCCATTTGGTTGCCATTTGGTTTACCATCGACTGTTGGTTGATCAGAAGCTCCGTCTGAAATGACCTTGACAAGCAGTTTGGCGTGGACGCTGGGCGTGTATCTATCTTTCCGAATCTGATTATTGGTCGTCCAATCGGATATGTAGGAAACTAGGTCGTCATTGAGAACAACAACGAAACCGCGGGAAGCCAGCACGCGCAAATCGTCCTCGGCAGCCCCGGTCGTACGAATCACCGTGAACGCCTCCACAACACCGTCGTCGTCAGCTGCCATGCCGAGGTCGTAGTAGAGCAGCCGTGAAGTCTGTGGCATCCTCAGAAATCGTGCGGAGCACACAACCGATTTTGAAAACATCCGTCTTTGTGCCATTGATACCTTCCTCTCCCGCCTCGGGCGGGTTTTTCGTTTGCTTGCGACGGCCTATCAGATTTCAAGAATATATGGCCGCGCACCTGCGTTTTTTCATTTCGTGCCTGCGCTCTGGGGAACACCCAACTGCTCAAGTAGGGCCGGCACGTTGATGTAGTAGGTGCCTCCACTCTTGGTATGTGGGATAGAACCGTCTTTGCATCCATTTCGCAGGTAATAGGCGGAGAGGCCTGTCGCGGCGACTGCATCCTTGATTTTCATAAAGGGCGTCACGATTCGCCGCCTCCTTCCTGCACCAGCTCGGCGGGGTCGCAGTTGAGAAGCTGCGCCAGCCTTCCGACTGTTTTCGCTCGGAGTTCATCGCCGTTATTGATTTTGACTAACGTCCCCGGAGCAAGATCACCGCGCAGATCACGAAGAGATTTGCATTGCCGGGCAAGGGCGATGTCTAACTTGTTCTTGCTGATTTTCACATTGTCACATCCTCTCTTGCTTGCATTTACGCTTTCCGTGTGGTACACTAAACACGGCTAAACGGTACAGTTTTGGATTATACTAAACTAAACTGTACTTGTCAACAAAAACACTGTACAAAACTAAACTTTTTGTAGGTAATGACAAAAAAGGGGGGAGTGTTTTGGCGTTTTATGACAGATTCGAAAAGTTGTGCCATGATCACGGTGTTTCTCCCACAAAGGTCGTAACGGAGTTGGAGCTTGGCAAGGCAAACGTCACATTTTGGAAAAATGGCTCGCAGCCCAAAAATTCGACATTAAAGCAGATCGCAGATTATTTCGACGTTTCCCCAGACTATTTGATGGGAAAACCTATGACCATAGGGCAGTTGATTGAGAATGCACGGATAAATGCGGAGATGACGCAGGAAGAACTTGCCAAGGCGTTGGGGAAGTCTAAACGCGTCATAATTGAGTGGGAGAAGGATCTCCGCAATTTGGATTTTGAAACGCTAAAGCGAGTAGCCGAAGCCCTTAATGTGGATTATCTTGAACTTATCCCAATCAAAGACCTTGGCGAAGATGAGGCAACTCCCACTAAAGGCAGGACGACTTCTGTAAAGCCCATTGAGATTGGAGATTCATATTTCGATGGTCAAATGAAAGTTGCCGGCATAGACACGACGGATGACGGCAAAATGGCCGTAACCTTTGACATTGATGATTCCGGGCTTACAGCTGATGAGTTGATGGAATTATTTGCCACGTTCAAGCGTATGTCAGCGCGGCATGGTTGGTCTGTCTCTGGCATGGCCCAGCTTGCAGAAGCTGCTGTGAATGCCATAAGCGAGGCAGCGGATCAGACCAAGAAGGTACCAGAACCACACAAGCCCGAGCAGGAGTAATCGTCATGGCCTCTACACGCAGAAGAATCACAAAGGACGGCCGCAGCTTTTACGAAATCCGAGTAAGCCGAGGGCGCGGCAAGTCCTACCTGACAAAGCGGTGGTATGTGCCGGACGGTTGGAGCCAGAAGGCCATAGATCGGGAGCTGGCCAAAGTTGCCGCCGAGTTTGAGCGCCAATGTGATGCCGGGGAGGCAGTGAGCCGCGCAGAGAAGCGCGAGCGTGAGGCCCAAAGAGCCGCCGACGCCGCGAAGGTGTTCACACTCAAGCAGTACGGGGAAACGGTGTTCATGCCGGCCAAGACGGTCACGATCAGCGAGAACACACGCAGCAGCTTTCAAGGGAATCTGGACAACTGGATATATCCGAAGCTCGGCGCGCTTAAAATGCCCGACGTCACACCGGCAAATATCTCCGCGCTGCTTCTCGATATGCAGCGGCAGGGCAAGGCGCACGGGACTTGCGTCAAGGTCTATACCGTCTTGCACAGCCTTTTCAAGATGGCCTATATAACCGATGTGATACTGCGTAACCCGATGGACAAGGTAGAGCGCCCGAAGCCGCGCAAGGATGAAGTGCAGAGCGCAGAGGTAGAGGCGTACACGGTCGATGAGGTGCGCCGCATTCTCGCTGCGCTTGATCAGGAGCCGCTAAAGTGGAGGGCGCTGCTTCGCCTTCTGATTGATACCGGCATACGCCGCGGCGAGTGCTGCGGTCTCCAATGGCAAAATGTGGACTTCGCGGCAAACACGATCACCATAGCGGGGAATCTGTGCTACACACCGCAAAAGGGCGTGTATCTCGATACGCCGAAGAACGGGCGTACTCGGACGATTGACGTTGATCCAGATGTGATGCGCTTGCTGTGGGATCTTCGGCGCGATCAGGCCGATCATGCCCTCAGTTCGTTTGTATTTACCCAGGATGACAGCACCGCGCCGATGCACCCGCAATCACCCACACGCTACATGAAGAAATTCGCGGAACGCTGCGGCGTGGAGGATCTGCATCCGCACAAGCTCCGGCACAGTTTCGCCAGCATCGCCATCACCAACGGCGCGGATATCGCAAGCGTTTCGGAGAAGCTGGGCCACAGCGATAAAGCCGTAACACTCCGTATGTACACCCACGCCGACGCGGAGAGCATGAAACGAGCAAGCAACATCTTCCGCGACGCGCTGAAGGGAGACAAGCAGGCATGA